GGCTCGACAGCGAGGACGAGCCGCATGATGCGAGCCCGCCGTTCTACGACAACGAAGAGAAGCCGCAGGGTCGCACTAAAGATATCGAGGTTGTGCATTATCAGTGGTACGAGCGCGAGTCGTATTACCGGGTCAAGTCTGGCGCCGGCATGGTCGAGTTCGCGCCTGACCGATTCAACCGCATAAAGGACCGACTGGAAGAGAGCGGGCTGACTTGGGTCGAGCAGAAGCGTCGGGTGTATTACTACGCGTATCTGATTGGCGACACGGTCTACGAGGACGGTGAGCTCGCGGTGCAGGAGGGCGGCTTCACACTGAAGGCGATGACGGGCATGAGAGACCGCAACGCGAACAGTTGGTTCGGCCTGGTAGCGATAATGATGGACCCACAAATGTGGGCCAACAAGTGGCTCAGTCAGACTATGCACATAATGAACAGCAACGCCAAGGGCGGCTTGATGGCGGAGACCGGCGCCTTCGCAGATCCGAAGAAGGCGAAGCGAGACTGGGCCAAGCCCGACGCTCTCATCGAGATGAATCCTAGCGGGCTGGAGAAGGTGCGCGAGCGTAACGCTGCGCTGTTTCCGCAGGGCGTACACGAGTTGATGAAGTACGCCGTCGACGCCATCTCCGACACGCCTGGTATTAACCAGGAGCTGATGGGGCTGACTGGCAAAGAGCAGCCGGGCGTGCTCGAGTCGATGCGTAAGCAAGCCGGCGTGACCATGTTGACCGTGATGTTCGACAGCCTGCGGTTATACCGCAAGCAGCAGGGTCGGATTCTGGCAGCGTTTATCCGCGACTACATATCAGACGGGCGGTTGATCCGGGTCGTGGGACCCGAGGGCCAGAAGTACTTGCCGCTGATGCACGACCAGGTCGCTATGCGGTATGACACTGTGATCGACGAGGCGCCGACGAGTCATAACCAAAAAGAAAAAGTGATGCAAATCCTATTACATCTGGCCCCAGTGCTGATGGAGTCAGGCATGCCCCCTCCGCCGCCCGAGGTGCTCGAGTACCTGCCGGTGCCCGAGAGCCTGATGGAGAAGTGGTTGCAAAAAGCCAGACCCAACCCCGAGCAGCAGCAGAAGCAGGCGCAGGAGAAGGACCAGGAGCGCCAGGTGTTACTGGCCGAGCGGCAGTCGAAGGCCGAGCTGCAAAAGGCCCAGGCGATGAAGGCCCAGGCCGAAGCGCAGAAGGCGATGCACGATATACAGCAGCCACCTGCGGCGCAGTTACCACCTGGTGCTGAGGTACAGGCCGACATGCAGATGACGCGCGAGAAGGCGCAGATTGAGGCGGCGACCGACATCGAGGTGGCACGCATACGGGCAGTGACCGCGGCTGAGATCGAGCGCATGAAGCTCGCCGGCAGTGTGCCCGACGAGAACATGCTCAATAATTTGCAGCAGATCATAAGTAACACCGACAGTCAGATGCAGTCGATTAATGCTGCGCTCATGTCTGTTACCTCGGCGGTAGCTGAGAGCCAAGCCGCTGTGGCAGAGCTGCAACAACCGAAGACCAGGACCGTCAAAGTCCTGCGAGACTCAAACGGAGACATTACCGGCGCCGACATACTCGACGAGCGCCCAGGCAGCTCGGTCTCAACTACGCGCGCACCGGGCGGCGATACGACACACTAGCGCGGGGAGGCAAACAACAATGGACGGCGACAATGATCAAACGACTGAAGTCGAGAGCTACTCTGAGGAGCAGTTAGACACATTATACGAGGAGCAAGCAGCCGGTGCGTCGGAAGAAGCCCCAGAAGAAGACAAAGAGGAGTCCGAGAGCGCTGCAGAGCAGCCGGCAGCGGCAGAGCCGGAAACGAGCGAGCAAGAAAAAACGGTTCCGATCCATGCTCTCCACGAGGAGCGCGTCAAGCGCAAAGAGCTGACCGAAAAAATGAGTCAGATGGAGGGGCGGTTCCAGCAGTTCCTCCATCACCAGCAACAGGCCCAGCAAGCCCCACAGGAGCCTGAGCAGATACCCGTGGGTGAGAACCCCATCGGGCACTTCGACCAGCGTATGGCCGCTTTGGAGCAGCAGGGGCAGGCTCAGGTCGAGCAGAACGCAAGAACAGCCCAGGAGCAGCAGCAGGCCCAGCAGTGGCAGGGCATTATGACGCAGTACCACAATGACGCCTCGCGCCTGGCAGCCAAGAACCCCGAGTTTATACCGGCGTACAATTACTGGCAGGAGGGCCGGGTCAAAGAGCTGCGGGTTGGTGGTGCCAACGAGGAGCAGGCGAACCATATCGCCAGGCAGGAGGAGTCCGCGGCCATTATCAGGGCGCTGCAGGAGGGTGCATCTCCGGCGGAACGGGTGTATGCTATCGCGCAGGCACGTGGTTATACGCCCTCTGCCCCAGCCCCTGCAGCCGACACCGGACCAGATCCGGCGACGATTGCAAAGGGCCAGACCGCCGGCAGGCGCTCACCGTCAGGTGGCAAGCCCCCGGCAGGTCAGACTCTCGAGGCACTTAGCGCGATGAGCGACGAGGACTTCGAGGCGAACTGGGACAAGATAGTGGGCACCGGGTGACCTCTCGTCGACGGACGTAAATCGCTACCGTGAAGCCGGCACGTAACCCGGCTTTCGCTTATCCCATATGCGACAGGGAACTGTGAGATAAACGGATAGCACCAGCTATCTACAGTTCAACGCATATTGGAGACCACTCATGGCTACTACAGCGTATGGTGTTAACCATCCATTAGCTGTCAAACTCTGGTCGCGTAAATTGTTCCATGAAATTATTGGAACGAGCTTCTTTGGTAAGTTTACCGGGAAGGGCGACAAGAGCCTTGTACAGATCAAAACCGAAACGCAGAAAGGCCCTGGTGATAAAATCACCGTCGGCCTGCGTAATCTTTTAACCGGCGACGGTACTGCCGGCGACAACGGCCTGGAAGGCAACGAAGAGGCTTTAGTCACCTACAACGATGCCGTAACCATCGACCAGCTTCGTCATGCGGTTCGCAGCTCCGGCAAGATGTCAGAGCAGCGGGTTAGCTTCTCAGTACGAGAAGAGGCTCGGGCGGGACTCCAAGATTGGTGGATCGAGCGCATGGAAAAATCGCTCGCTAATCAGTTGACGGGTAACACCGGACAGTCCGACACCAAGTACAGCGGCAACATGGCAACGACTGCACCTACGGCCAACAAGTTTATTGTTGGCGGCGGCGACACAGGAACCATCACAACCGAGGCTTCGTTGTCGGCGACTACCACGCACGCGGTTAAGCTCGCTGACCTCGACCGAGCAGTTGCTCGGGCCAAGGTTATCACCCCACGTATTCGGCCTATCAATGTTGACGGCAAGAACATGTGGGTCACGTTCCTCCACCCGTATCAGATCTTTCAGCTACGTCGGGACGCTTCGACCGCTGGTAACTTCTACGACGTCAACAAGGCGATGCTGTCGGGCGGCAAGATAAGCGACAACCCGATTGTTACGGGCGCCTCGTTCATCTACAACAACGTGATTGTCCATGAATGGGACTATCTGCCCAACGTGCCCGACGCCTCGGCGCCTGGCTCTGATGGGTCGAACTACCGCCGCGGCGTATTCTGCGGAGCGCAGGCTGCTATTTTGGCTTACGGCCAGGATAACAAACCCAACAAAATGTCGTGGGAGGAGGAGGCTTTCGACTACGGCAACCAATTGGGTGTGGCGGCAGGCTGCATTTACGGTCTGAAGAAGTCGGTATTCAACTCCGCTGACTTCGGTACCATCGTTCTTTCCGGCTACGCGCCGACGCCTTAGGAGGTATAGCTAATGGCTACTACAACTCATACGGCCTCGACCGCGCTCGTTGGCCCGTACCTGATACATGCGGGTGTTAACTCCGTTACAGGCCGATACGTTGCGCCAGCGACGACCACGATTGGTGATACGATCTTAATTGCTCGCATCCCCAGCGGCGTGGACATTATCGGTGTCTACGGCAAGATAACGACCGCAGCCACTGCCGCCAACGCGACTGTCGGTATCTCCGGCGCCAATACCCAGTTCGGGTCATTGGCTTCTGGTACCGCGCCTGCGTGGGCAGATGAGGGTGCTACCAAGTTCCGCGTCAGTCTGTCTGATGACGCGCAACCGCAGTACACATTTATCACTGTGGCGCCGTCCTCGGCGACGTGGACAGTTACAGCGACGGTCGACTTGACGGTCTTGTACACCCATAAGTAAACCTGTAACCGCGGGGCCTCCGGGCCCCGCACCAGGGAGACACATGCGACTCTATCGCGACGTGATCACCGAGGCGACGGAGCTGCATGTAGCCGGCAAGCTCGCCGAGGCTGCTTACCTGTACGAGAACCTGCTTGGCTCGCAGCCGGGCGACAGCTTGCTGCTGTATCTCTACGGCTCACTCTGCACTCAACAAAAAAAGTTTGGCACTGCCATCGCGCTCCTGTCTAAGGCGGTTGAAATCGAACCCAAAGAGTTGCCCGAGGCATGGCACAACCTGGGTTGCGCGTATCGTAACGAGGGGCACTCAGAGCTCTCGCGTGAGTGCTACAAGAACAGGCTGGCGCTCGAGCCAGGGTCAGCAGACACGCTTGCTATGCTCGCCGGCTCATACGTCAATCAGAACAACCCAAGCATGGCTATCGACTACGCCGACAGGGCGCTGGCTATCACGCCCGACGACCCGCACGCACGCAACCACAAGGCGCTCGCGCTACTCGAGCTGGGCCGCTACGAAGAAGCCTGGCCGTACTACGCAACACGCTACGCGCTGACAGATTCTATCCAGGCCCGCCCGTATACCTGCAAGCGATGGAACGGCGGCAAGGTCGGCAAACTCGCGGTACACGGCGAGCAAGGACTGGGCGATGAGATAATGTTCATGTCCTGCTTCGACGAGCTCAAAGACAAAGCCGACGTGGTAGTGGTCGAAGCTGCGGGCCGGCTGCTTAAGCTGTTCGAGCGGACATGGCCCGAGGTGCGATTCTACGCTACGCATGAAGAGCTGATCGAGATGCACCCCGACGTCGACGCATACCTCCCAATGGGGGGGATGCCGGCGCTGTGCCGTAACACGTCGGAGGACTTCCCAGGTCACTCGTATCTAGTGCCAGACAAGAACGTGATACACGAGCATCACAACAAGCTGAAAAACCACCAGTGGGGAGTTGGCCCCCGGATCGGGATAGCCTGGCACGGCGGCACAAAAGCTACGCACCAGGAGCTCCGTAACCCCGGTCTCGAGCACTGGCAGAAACTTATTGATAGCACCGACGCACAGTTCATCTCTGTGCAGTACGGGCCCGAGGCGCCTGCTCAGGCGCAAGAGCTGGGCATACCGCACTGGCAGTATGCAATCGACGACCTCGACTCTCAAGCGGCTCTGATAGTAGCCCTGGACCTGGTCATCACGCCCTGTCAGACCGCAGTACATATCGCAGGCGCTGTCGGCACACCGTGCTGGTGCCTGACGCCAGAGGCCCCAGCGTGGCGCTATAAAGTCAAAGGCGAGATGGACTGGTATAACTCGGTCAAACTGATACGCCAAAAAGGCAAAGGCTGGGACCAGGTATTTGACACAGTGAAGGAAGAGCTCAATGCTAATTTCGGACGCATATCGCGAGCAGAACCAGAAGCTGCATAGCGACAGCGGGGACTATGGCGCCAGCGGTCACCGTTGGGCGGATACTGTCGCCAGCATAGCCGAGGCGCTTAAGACTACCGACGTGCTCGACTATGGCTGCGGTAAGCAGACGCTGAAAAAGAAACTGCCCTACGTCACCGGGTACGACCCATGTATCGACGGGCTCGATGATATGCCCTCGCCGGCTACGCTCGTGGTCTGCACCGACGTGCTCGAGCACATAGAGCCCGAGTGCGTAGATGAAGTGCTCGATGACCTCAAGCGAGTTACCGGGTCTACGATACTCGCAGTCATTACGCCTGTGGCTGCGCTTAAGACACTGCCCGACGGGCGCAACGCGCACTTAACACAAGAGCCAGCCGAGTGGTGGCTGCCTAAGTTCTTTGCCCGGTTCAATGTTCAAACATACCAAAACTTTGGAGTGAGCTTCCTTGTTATCGCAGATTCCAATAAGGCGTAGGCCGCTCGCCCAGCACAGGGCGCAACAGGCAGTGCAACCGGCGCCGGTCGACGACGGCAAGAGCCCGTGCCCGGTATGCGGTGAGCGCTACCAGAAAATGCATGTACATATGAGGCGCCATAACAAGTGACTACTCTCGGCGTAATATCGGACAACGTAGCAGACATGCTCGCGCGCTCTGACCTGAGCTCTCAGATCCAGCTCGAGGTCCACAGCGCTGTGCGCTTCTACCAGAGCGAGCGATTCTGGTTCAACGAGGGCCGGGTGTCGCTCTCGTGTTCGAGCACTATCAGCGAGTACACGCTCTCGGCTTCTGTGCTTGAGATCATAGCGGTACAGATAACGCGCAACGAAAGCACGTATACCATCGACCCAATATCTGAGAGCGAGCGGCTGCGATACGACTCGAGCAACGTCAGCGGTGACCCGTCCTGGTACTCGATGTACCGTGGCGCGTTTATACCGTACCCGTCGCCGAGCGCTGTATACACAACGACCATTGCCGGCGTGATTAAGCCGGCTACGCTCTCGGCGACCACCGACAGCAATGTATGGACCACCAACGCGCAGGAGCTGATAGAGTCTCGCGTCACTGCGAACGTCGCCATGCGATACCTGCACGATGATAAAATCATGCAGCGATTCAAGTTGCTGGAAAAGGAAGCACTGGGCGAGCTACGCAGGCGCGAAGAGAGCAAGCAGCCTACCAGGGTCATACCGACAGACTTCTGATGTTAAACACAACGCTGCCATTCGGCGAGTTTACGCCAGACCTGCCCGACGTCACCTACACTGAGGCAAAGAATGTGGTGCCTCATAAGGACAGCTACCGTCAGATGAAAGGCCTGGTGACGACCTCGAGCGCGCTTACCGCGTACTGCCGCGGAGCCGCCGCAATGGAAGACTCGAATCAGGCGGTGGAGGCGTATGCCGGCGATGAGACCAAGTTATATCGCCTCGGGTCGGGTACATGGGCTGACAAGTCTAGCACCACGTATTCGACAGCGACAAAAGCATGGTGGGCATTTCTCAAATGGGGTGAGGCTGTGATCGCATGCAACGGCCCTGTCGGCGATGCGATACAGACAAAAGCATTCGGCCCCGGCACTGACTTTGCAAACCTCGGGGGCAGCCCGCCGAAGGCAAAGGCCATAGCGTCAGTCAAAAGCTTTATAGTGCTCGGCGACATAAACGATGGAACGCATTATCCAAATAAGATCCAATGGTCCGGCCAGAACTTGGAGACAAGCTGGGGCACGAACCCCGCGACGCAGGCAGACTCTCAGTTGCTTGCTGGTGACGGTGGCGCAGTCCAGGCAATCATGGGCGGCGACGTCGGAACCGTCATATGCGAGCGGTCCATATGGGAGTTACNGTATCAGGGNCCCCCGACTATATTCTCCGTCATAGAGACAGCGCCGGGGCTTGGCACTCCATCCCCCCGAAGCGTGGTGCAGTTCGGGCACACAATTTACTTCTTGGGCAACGACGGCTTCTACTCATATGTGCCGGGCAAAGGCGCCTCTCCGATTGGAGATAAAAAGGTCGACCTATGGTTCGACAGCCGTGTGGAAAAGACAAATATGCACAGGGTCTGTGCCGCGGTCGACATACCCAATGGCAAGATTGTCTGGGCATATCCGACAGGCTCAGGCGACTGTGACGAGCTGCTTATATACGACTACAAGACAGCGCGCTGGTCATACGCCGAGGTCGACACCGAAGTTATCTTTGCGGGCCGCAGTGAGGGCTACACGATAGACAATATAGACACGCTGTTCAGCAACAGCATCGACACTGCCGGCATGGCCTCGCTCGATGACGATCAGTGGAAAGGTGGAGCGCTGGCGCTCTACGGATTCGACCTGACGCATGCCAGCGGGTCGTTTGGCGGCACGGCGTTGACATCGAGGCTCGAGACCGCAGAGCTTGCGTTGGAAGACGCGGCAATGATATTCGTCAATTCTATGCGACCGCTGGTGCAGGGCACGGGCTCGACTAACACCGTGTATGTAGGGTCGCGCGACTCGCTGACTGATAGCGTAGTGTACGGCTCTGCGATAACGGCGAACACAATCGGGGAATTTAACACGCGCGATGTTGGGCGGTACATGCGCTTTCGCTGCGATACCGCGGGCGGCTTNGACCATGCTGTTGGCATGCGGGTGTCGGCGCAAGCGATGGGGATAAGGTAATGCTTGGAGGACTATTAACGCCAGCGCAAATCTTAGCGATGCAGGCGCAAATAGCGCAGGGAACGACTGCTGCTCCCGTAGAGACAGCAGCAGAAAGGGTAGTACGACTGCGCGATGAGGGCATGGCGCAACAGGCGGCAGAGAGGGAGAGGCACATCCAGGAGAACCCGTTAGCTGCGTTTACTCCTCGCGTGTATTCCGACGCAACGATAAACTTTGTCAATCCGTATTTCACTAACTCTGGCCCGCGTGAAGATCGGTTTGATTACACGCAAACCGGGTCCGGCGTAACGGGCACACAGAACCCTGCCTTGTGGTTTGACCAATTATTCGGGTCGCCGTTCGCGCCGTTAGCAGACACGCCGCCGGCCTCTGCGGACATACCAGGATCAGACACACACAAGATAATGGCAGGCCCAACCCTCGGCGGAAGAAGCGGTGGCCGGGACTATGTTGAGTTGATGTGGGGCGAACAAGCAGCAGCGAACACCGAGTACAACTTGGATGTGCTAGGCGCGCGGGGTTCGCTCAATAGCAGCCTGGCGGATAGCATGTTCACTGACGCGCTTGCGGCGGCCGGCATCAGTCCGTCCGACTATGCGTCAATGGACGCTATTAACGCACTCGACCCGCGGAAAAAACTCCAGTTCCTCGATATCTATACGAGGATGCAGGAGGAGAAGAACCAGTTGCCGCCCAGAGGTATCAGTAGCTCGCTAGGCGGTTTCGGCGGGTTGCTTGCTACAGGTTTGGGCGCTGCATTCGGCGGTCCGTTTGGTGGTGCGCTGATGGGCGGGTTTACTGGCGGCCTGCAACCGGGTGGCGGACTTGACTTGTTAGGTGGTGCCACTGACGCATTATCAGGGTTCTCCTTGGGCGAGGCTCTGAATATGGGCATTACCAACCCGTTCACGGGGCAGCGCATTACTAGCCCGATTATGTATAGCAGCAGCTCTGGCTCGCCGTTTGTAGGATTGACCGGGCGCAATCGGCACGGCGGCTACGGAGGCGTGAACGACGCATCACCTGGCAGTTCAGCCTGGACGTTGGCGCATGACGCGGTAGACGCTATTAATACCGCAACAACCATTGCAGACCTTACCGGCGACGATAGCGATGGCGAAGGGCAGGGCGGTGATGGGCAGGTCCCGCCAGACCAGCAAGGCACAAGCGTTTTTGACTTGTGGCCTGGTACCGACATTATCAATGATGATAATCAGCAAGAAGATCCGCTTGCCCCAGCCACTATCGGCAGTTGGCCTGACCTATGGCCCGATATCGATGTTATTAGCAACGAGGAGGAGGAGCCAGACTCGCTCGCACTAGCCACTATCGCTAACGCGTTACTAATGCCGACGACGACGGGCAGCATCGGCGACACTGCAAGCTCTCGCTTGCAGACCCCGCGGTCTGCAAGCGAGATGGCAGGAATACGAGCCGTCGCAGGCAGGTCCCCCAACTTTAGTCATCAGTACACACCGTTCATGTATGGTACGCCCAACCCTTCAAAGTATTTTAATTATTCGCACAACCCGTTCTTACGAGGTTACACCTAAATGGCAACCGAGACACTCCACAGCAGCACCGAACCCTGGCTATCTCAACAGCCGTACCTTGAGCGCGGCTTTGATGCGGCCGGCAACCTGTTAGCGACAGGCGGACCTGACTACTATGGCGGGAGCACCGTGGCACCATTGAGTGGCACCACGCAGGATGCGCTCAGTCAGTACCTGCGCATTGCCAACGCAGGCAACCCGATCACAGCGCCCACGCAGGGGATGATTGCTGACACACTAAGTGGACAGTATCTCGACCCGGCGACCAATCCGTATCTCCAAGCTACCTCGGATATGGCGGGACGGCAGATGGGGAGGCAGTACAGCGAAGCGGTGGCACCGGGTATCGGCGCCGGCTTTGATGCGGCCGGACGCTATGGTAGCGGGCTGTACCAAAACCAGATGGACATAAGCCGTGCTGCGCTCGCACAGGGCCTCGGCGACATAAATACGACCATCTATGGTGGAGCGTATAACAATGAGCGTGACCGCATGCTGCAGGCTGCACAGTTGGCGCCCGAGATTGCGCCTATGTCGTACCTGGACGCAGCGCAGATGCTGAACGTCGGAGAGCTCTATGACACGCAGGCTCAAAAGGAACTGAGTGCAGACATTCAGCGTCACCAGTTCAACCAGGAGCAGCCGTATGATGCGCTGTCTCGCTACATGGCCTCCATAGGGGGAGGATCTTATGGCTCATCGAGCAACGAGGACTACAGCACGCCGTCGACCCTGCAAAACCTAGCAGGCGGCACAATGGCTGGTCTAGGCTTCTTGCAGTCAATGGGCGGGCTTGGCGGTATCGGCGACCTGTTCAGTTTTTAAGGTAATATCATGGCTGAAATCAAAGACTATAACGTAGTAGCTGGCAGCAACGACGGCGCCTCGCCTGGCGGGTTCGCAGAGGGCGCCGCGCCAAGCGTAACAAACAATGTTTGGCGTGAGACCGCTGCAAGGCTTAAGCGGCTGTGGACCGACGACCACGCTGTAACCTCGCTCGGGGGCGGAACTACCGCGTACACGTTAGCGGCGAGTCAGACCATAAGCGCATACGCAGCCGGTGACCATTTTGCTGTTGTATGCAATGCGACCAATACCGGCGCGGTAACTTTGGACGTCGATAGCGTCGGCGTAAAATCTGTTGTGACCACAAGTCAGACCGCACTAGCTGCCGGGCAACTGGTAATAAACGGCATTTATATATTCAGCTACGACGCTACGAGTGACGTGTTTATTGTGCTCAATCCCAACCTTGAGATACACGACCAGACGGCAGTAACTACACTCGGAGATGCCAACTTTATCCCTGTGCACGACGGAGCGCAGAAAAAGATAACGGTCGCTAATGCTAGATTGCAATTAAGCTCTGAAATAGCCACGTCGTTTAATGTCCTGCTAACCACGGACATAACAGGAAATTCAAGCAGTATATGGACAACAGTAGATTCGACTTGGGGGACGGAGCGATGGGACGCTGCCGGTACCTTTTCGGGCTATAAGTGGACGCCGGGAGCTGCTGGCAA